GATATGGCAGGAGGATGATAGTAAAGATGTATGATGTCAGGGAATTAAAATCACCGTTAGAGAGCGCGAGGGCTTATAGGGTAGGAGATTGTACGGTTATGGTAGGGCAAGAGAATGGTATGTGGCACTTATCGATTAGTAACCCAGATAATTACCCGAATTGGAATATAATCAAGTTTGTCCGGTATTCCTTCTGCCCAAAAGACATAACGATGGCAATGCTCCTTCCCCCGGAATCAGAGTACGTCAATTTACATTCAAATTGTTTCCATTTATGGCAGTTAAAGGAAGAATCAAAGATTGTTGAAATTAAGAAAAAATCAAAGATTGTTTTACCATAATGGCAAGTGGTGCGATTATTTCAGATTGCCCAATATGTGGAGAATTTATTTGGGAAGATGAAGAGTTTACCGTTATGGATCGCAAGTTTAAACACGAAGCTTGCGTGCTTAATCAAAATATCCAATGTTTATCAAAAAAGATATTGAGACTGAGTGAACAGAATAGACTTATCTTGACTGAAGTTCTGAATGTCCTACTATTATCCCAAGAGAAGTAACTTTTTTATTTGTGTACTTGTCTTACAAATTGTAGACTTGTATGCAAAGGAATAAACTAGCATTAAGAATAAAAGAGCAAAGGAATAAAGGAATATGGTTAATTCGAGGGACAAGGGATGCAGGGGAGAAAGAGAATTCGCAAGCTTATGTCGTGAAGAAGGGTATGATGGGGTAAGAAGGGGACAACAATTCTCAGGGATTGAGGGAGATGATGTTGTTGGATTGCCGGGAATACACGTTGAGGTAAAGCGCGTACAAGCCTTGAATCTTGGAAAAGCAATGGCACAAAGCATCCGTGATGCAAAGACAGACGAGATACCAATTGTGGCACATAGAAAGAACCGGGAAAAATGGCTTGTAACTATGAATGCGGAAGATTGGTTTAAGATATTTAGGGAATACGATAGTGGCTTATACCTGAGCGAAAGAGGGATAACGGATGATAAAAGTTGGGAATATCAGGGTGTACAATCTTCTCTCAGCGTTCAGGGGAGCTCGTAATCCCCTTGAGAGTTGGGATCAATCAGATAGCATGTATCTGGATGGCGAAGAAATTATCGGTGAAAATGATTTAGCCCTTGGATTGAAATTGATTAAAGCTGGGCCGGACCATTCAAAATTTATGAGACAAATTTTCGTATGCATGGATATTACATCTTCAATAAGTTGGTGGTGGGACTTCGACACATATAAGGTATCAACCGTTAAGAATAGTACGAGCAGGATGCATAAGTTGGGAACAAGATTATTAACGGCCAAGGATTTTAGCTTTGATAATGAATCTGGAGAGATAAGCATTACTCCATTTAGACAATATGTAATGGATGACTTAAACAGGCGTATATCTGAGTACCAACAACTTAAGAAAACAGATCCCAAGGCAGCAAAAGAATTATGGCGAGAAATTGTACTTGATTCCCCACAAAGTTATAACTTCTTAGCAACGTGGACTGGAAATTACGAAAACTTAAGAAATATATACCATAACCGAAAGGACCATAAACAAAGAGAGTTCCCAGAATTTTGTAGGGTAATTGAAGGATTACCATATAGTAAGCTAATTACAGTAGTAAGAGGCAGGGGTGTTAGGAATGGAGGAGCAAGTTAGAAAATGTGGTAATTGTAGTCATCTAATGGGTAAGAAAGGAACTATTGCCGAAAAAACATGGCAGAAAGAACTAAATTCTGGAGTTTGCGAATGTAATGGGAAAATTATGAGTGGGAGCTTAATAGCTGGTTGCCAATTCCATAGATTTAGAAAAGAGAATGAAATGGAAGTGAAATAATTGTATAAAATATGTCTTGATCCCGGTCATGGAGGGTATGATCCGGGAGCGATGGGGCATGGATTAAAGGAAAAGGATTTAACGTTGGATATAGCCTTAAGATTAAGATCATTGCTCATTGAAAATGGTATTGATGTAATTATGACTAGGGAAGCAGATTATGCACCGGGACATCTTGAAAATAATATAAACGGAGAGCTGCAGAAAAGGTGTGATATTGCCAATGATTTTCAAGCGAATCTATTTATATCGTTGCATATTAATTCTTCGGAAATAGATAGCCCGAATGGTACTGAAATTCTTATTGCTGGCTTAGGTGGAGAAGCAGAAAAATTAGCAAATAAAATGCTCCCATACCTAGTTGGTTTGGGATTAAAAAATAGATCAGTAAAAGTTCAAAATATTTATGTTCTTAAAGATGAGCATACTGCGATGCCAGCAATTCTTACTGAAACATGTTTCATTAGTAATACAAAAGACGCTGAAAGACTAGCCAATCCAGCGTTTCTTCAAAAAATAGCAATTGCTCATGCTAAAGGGATAATGGAATATTTCAAAATAAATAATGGAGGTTCTAATACAATGAAGATAGCTATCCTTAAATTCACCCCGGAAGACGAATGGGCAGCGAAAGACATTGATGCCAAATATGGTGGAATAGCAAATTATACACGGCAAGGTGCAGGTAAGGTAATTCCATTGAACGCTATGTTGGCTGAACAATTAATCGTTATCGGAGGTCCAACCACCAAGCATCCTAACGAAATATTATTATCCGGGAAAGATAAATATGAAACAGCAGCAAAAGTAGCGGAATACCTAAAACATTAAAAGTTTACTCTTAAGGGGTTGGTCTTAAATGCCAATGACCGAGGAGCAAAAAAAGTTAGTTGAGGATAATATTAAATTAGCATGGCACTTAACTCATAAGTGGTCTAAAAAAGGTGTGTATCTTTTTGATATAGAAGAAATGTTCAGTTTGTTTTCTTTCGCGTTGTGCAAGGCTGGTTTAACCTTTAAATCGGATAAGGGTGTTAGATTTTCAACATATGCTGGAAGATGTATGGAGAATGAAATTAAGATGGCATTTAGAACAAAGTTTAATTCTAGGGAACACAATGAATTATCATTTATGGTTGAAAGTATTGCTGGAGAATTAGTAGATTGTACTAAATATTTAACAAATGAAGATCATCTTCAATATGATATATTTTTAGATATAACTGTTATTAATGAAGCAATTAAAATATTAGATGAAAGAGAAATTAAAATTTTAAAATTGAGATATTATGATGGAAAAAAACAGGAAGATATAGCGAGGGAATTAAATATATCTAGGACTTACGTATGTAGATTAGAGAAGAAGGCATTAGGTAAGTTGTACGAATGGTACGTAGAAAACAATGCAGACTGATTTAAGTCTGTTTTTATTTATGGAAGTTATTAACATGTTATCTACAGATTGTGGATAAACGCAGAAAATAAATGGTGAATACGTAAGAAATATACATAGTGACAGATTCGGAACATTATAATAGAATTAGGACAAGGTAATTATTTTAACGGAGGTTGTATGTTATGAGTTTTAAGGCGAAGGAAATGGAAACATCAATAACGCACAATTTTTCATTAATTAAGCTTGCGGAAGATAAGGCTAGGCAATCTAGATTTTGAAACAGAGAGGAGTAGAGCTTATGAGTTCGGTAGAAAACTTTTACGAAGATCTAAACGAGCTTATAGCACAAATTGAAGTATTGAAATCTGAATTAATATCTTTGGAAGCTACGGGTATCTCGGCAATGAATCTAGATAAAGTTGGAACAAGTTATAATGTATCTAAACCAACTGAGAAAGATGCTATAAGTTTAATTGGGCGTAGAATAGAATTAGAAAAGAAAATCATCGTAATGGAGCAACGATTAGAAATACTCCAAAATTCATTAAAGGCTCTTTCTCCTTATGAATATCATATAATCAAGCGAAAGGTTATAGATGGAGAGCCATTTTATCGTATTTGTGGAGATCTTAAGATAAGTGAACGGAACGCAAGGAGGATTAAGGCCAGAGCTTTATTGAAGCTGGAAAGGACTATTTCCATTAGATATTCGGGCTTGTCATAAATTTGGCAGGGTTTTGGCATGGTTTTGTCCGTTTACAATCTGTATGAAACATGTTATATTTATACTGAGACAACCACGAAAAACATACAGAACGGCTTCTTTTTGAGGAAGTCGTTTTTATTTTTTGCCGATTGAGGTGGGGTTAATGGCAAGAACAGGTAGACCAACTAAATTAAATAACAAACTAAAAGAAAATATTATCAAAATGGTTTCTACTGGAAATTATATTGAAACTTCAGCAGCTTTTTGTGGAATATCACAAGTTACCCTACGTGAGTGGATGAAAAGAGGAGAAAGGGAAATACAAAGGCTGGAAGCAGATTCTGAAGCAGTGCCTATAGTATCAGAATCCAAATACGTAGATTTCTCCTATTCTATAAGAAAAGCACAAGCAGAATCAGAGGCTAGAGATGTGGTTCTAATTGGAAGGGCTGCACAGGATCAATGGCAAGCTGCAGCTTGGAGATTGGAAAGAAGATACCCGGATCGTTGGGGAAAGAGAGAACGGCATGAACTAACTGGTTCAGATGGTGGTCCGGTCCAATTTGAGGAGATACGCGAACGCCTCCTAAGGAAAATATCAGATTTTAATGTCGAGGATATTAGTAGTCGGGATGGGGGAGAACTTTTAAATGGATCTAGTGAAGACTAAGATAGCTGATATAAAGCCAGCAAAGTATAATCCTCGGAAGGATCTGCAAAAAGGTGATGCGGAATACGAGAAGATTAAAAAGAGTATCATAGAATTTGGATTAGTAGATCCATTGATTATAAATACTGATTTAACACTTATATCAGGACATCAAAGACTGAAGGTATTACAAGATCTTCATGTTAGTGAAGTTGATTGCGTTGTATTAAAACTTACTAAGAAGAAGGAAAAAGCTTTAAATTTGGCACTTAATAAAATAACAGGAAAATGGGACAATACATTACTGAGAGATTTGCTCCAAGATTTAGATACAGGATCATTCGATATGGAGCTTACAGGATTTAGTTTACCTGAAGTAGAAAAT